AGATATTCTACATTAACAACTGGTGCTACTTGGATTAATTCAGTTACATTAGTTGAAAAAGTTGCAAGACCAGCTACATCAATAACAGTTCCAGCAAGAGTAGGTTCATATCTAATAAAAGCTGTAGATAAAGCTGGTAATTTATCTGTTAATGAATCTATTATATCTACAAGTTTGTTAGCTGTTGGAAATTTTAATTCAATAACTACACAAACTGAATCTCCTACATTTTCAGGAACAAAAACAAATTTAACTTTATCTGGAGGAGAGTTAAGACTTACATCTTTAGCAAGTGAAGGTATTTATTTATTTTCAGCACCAATAGATTTAGGAACAACATATACTTCAAGAGTAACTGCTACAATTACTCAATATGCAGAAGATCCAAACGATTTATTTGACAGTGGCAGAGGATTTACATTATTTGATGACGCAACAGGTTCGTTTGATGGAAATGCACCAGCATTTACTAATTCACATTTAGAAATTGCAACTTCAAATGATAACGTAACTTATACATCATTTAGAAACTTTGTAGTTGGTGATTACACTGCAAGATATTATAAATTTAGAATGAGATTAACTTCATTAGATGGAGTCTCTACTCCAGTTATTACAGCATTATCTGTATCAGTTGATATGCCAGATAGAATATTTAGTGGAAATGATATTGTTTCAGGAACAGGAACAAAGTCAGTTACCTTTACTTTACCTTTTTATTCTGCTAATTATGCAGTTGGTATTACAGCACAAGGAATGGCAACAGGAGACTATTTCTTATTAACAAATAAAACAGTTAATGGTTTTGATGTTGCTTTCAAAAATAGTTCTGGTACTGGAATTAGTAAAACATTTGATTATATGGCAAAAGGATATTAGATAGATGGCACAACACGATTATAATATAGCAAATCAAACATTTCCTTCATTTAGAAGTGATTTAAACAACGCACTATCCGCAATTCAAACAAACAATTCAGGAACATCAAGACCAACTGGTGCTGTCGCTGGTCAAATATGGTTAGATACTACAAACGCAACTTCTCCTACTTTAAAATTTTATGATGGTGCTGATGATATATCTTTAGCAACAATTAATTATACAACAAATACAGTTGATTGGTTAGATTCTTCTATTACAATAACTGGACTTTCAACAACTGCAACTGGAACAGTATTAACTTTATCTGATACTGCTAATACAACTTCTGTAAACTTAATTATAGACAATCAAAAAGAAGTTCGTTTTAGAGAAACAACGGCTAATGGTACTAATTATATAGCATTAAAAGCACCAGCTAGTGTAGCTTCAGATTTAACATTTACATTACCTGCAACTGATGGTGCTTCTGGTCAAGCATTAGTTACAAATGGTTCAGGAGTATTAAGTTTTGCTTCTGCTGGTGTTTCTTGGCAATCAGTACAAACAACAGGATTTACTGCTGTTGCTGGTAGAGGTTACCCATGCAATACAACTTCTTCTGCATTTACAGTAACACTTCCTGCATCACCAAGTGCTGGAGATGAGGTTATAATTTTAGATTACGCAGGAACAGCAGATACAAATAATATTACAGTAAGTCCAAATGGAAATAAAATAGAGGGACAAACAAATGGTTTACTAATTACTGGTGATAGAGAAGGAGTCAGATTAGTTTATATAGATTCAACACAAGGTTGGATTGGAGTATCAGGGTTTCAAGAAGGAACAGATGCTATGATACCATCAACTTATTCAATAGATTTTTTAGTAGTAGCTGGAGGAGGTGCTGGAGGTAGCACTCAAGCTGGAGGAGGTGGTGCTGGAGGATTTAGAACATCAACACAAACAGTAAATCAAGGAACAGTAATTACAGTAACAGTTGGAGATGGTGCGGCATCTAATGGAAATACTTTTGGTGATGCTGGTTCTAATTCATCAATATCAGGTTCAGGTTTAACAACAATAACATCTGCTGGAGGTGGAGGTGGTGCTGGAGGAAATTCAGGTTCACGACCAACTGCTGGTGGTTCTGGTGGAGGAGGTTCTGGGCCAGGAGTTCCAAATGCTGGTTTTGGTAACACTCCAAGTACATCACCAAGTCAAGGTAATAATGGTGGTGATGGTGGTGGACAACCTGCTGTGTGTGTTTATGGAGGTGCTGGAGGAGGTGCTGGTGCAGTTGGTGGTGCGGCAAACATTAGTCCATCTGCTCCTGCTTGTGGTAATGGTGGAAATGGAACAGCATCATCAATTACAGGTTCTTCAGTAACTTATGCTGGTGGTGGAGGTGGAGGTTCAGATAATAGAGCAAGTCCATCAACAACTGGAGGAGATGGAGGAACTGGTGGAGGTGGAACTGGTGGAAGATCTGGAAATTCTTACACACCTACTGCTGGAACTGTAAATTTAGGAGGAGGTGGAGGTGGAGGTTCTTATGTTGCACCTCCAGGAAGTAGCACTAATGGTGCGGCAGGAGGTAAAGGAGTTGTTATATTAAGTTTACCAACTGCTAAATATTCATCAACTTCAACAGGTTCGCCAACAGTTACAACATCTGGAAGTAATACAATTTTAAAATTTACTGGTTCAGGGAGTTACACAGCATAATGGCATCATTCGCAAAAATAGGATTAAATTCAAAAGTAATAGAAGTTCTTTCAGTTAATAATGAAGTATTAAAAGATGCTAATGGAATTGAAAAAGAAGATATTGGTATAGATTTTTTAACAAAACTTACTGGTTATCCTGTATGGAAACAAACATCTTACAATACACATGGTGGAGTTCATTCTTTTGGTGGAATACCTTTAAGAAAAAATCATGCAGGAATTGGTTATACTTATGATGAAGATAGAGATGCTTTTATTCCTAAAAAACCTTTTAATTCTTGGATATTAAATGAAGATACTTGTTTATGGGAATCACCAATTCCTATGCCTAATGAAAAATTAGGAAATGGTTTAAATTATTTTTGGAACGAATCAACATTGACTTGGGATATATTAGAAATATAGTATATTAAAAAACGAAAGGAAGGAAAATGGAAGCAACAATAAATAGTATATTTCCAACACCAATCTACATATCTAAATTAAATAGAAAACTTACAACAGAAGAATTATCATTTATTTATAAAACTAAATTAGATGTTTATAAAAATCAAGGAAACACAACTTCTAATGATAATTATATTCTTAATCATAAATTATTTTCTGATTTAAAATCAGAAATATATTTAAAAATACAAGATTATTTTGATAAAGTTGTTTGTCCAGCAAACAATATTACTCCTTATATTACTCAATCTTGGTTAAATTATACCGAAACAAATCAATATCATCACAAACATCAACACCCAAACTCTTTAGTATCAGGAGTATTTTATATTAATTGCAACGAAGAATTTGATAAGATTAAATTCTATAATGACAAATACTCAAGTATTAAACCTGAAGTAAAAGATTGGAATTTATGGAACTCAGAATCTTGGTGGTTTGCAGTTAAGACTGGAGATATAATATTATTTCCATCATCATTAACTCATAGTGTAGAAACAAAACAAGGAAACAATACTAGAATTAGTCTTGCTTTTAATGTTTTTATTAAAGGAACATTTGGGAGTAATAAGGGACTTACTGAAATTAAATTATGAAAAAAAACTTATCTGATTATGTTACTCATTATAAATCTTTTATAAAAGATGATGTATGCGATAAAACAATATTAGAACTAAACAATATAAATAATAATTTATGGAATCAACATGAGTTTTATAATTCAGGAAAAAACATATCATTAAAAATATCAGGAGATCAAGAATTATCTACTTTGTACTCAAGAGAAATATCAACAAAAGAAATAATTATGCAACAAGTCTGGAATGCTATTTATAATTATATAAAAGGATTAAAATTTTCTTGGTTTGATGGTTGGAAAGCACACAGCGAAATTAGATTTAATAAATATTCAGAAAATACAAAAATGGCACAACATTGTGATCATATACATTCTTTATTTGAAGGCAAAGAAAAAGGTATTCCTATATTAAGTGTTTTAGGAATTTTAAATAATAATTACGAAGGTGGAGAATTTATAATGTTTGAAAATGAAGAAATTAAATTAAATAAAGGAGATATATTAATATTTCCATCTTTATTTTTATATCCACATAAAGTAGAACCTGTAAAAAAAGGTATTAGATATTCTTTTATTTCTTGGGTATGGTAATTAGAAAACTAAATATAGATAAAACTATTAAAGCATTTACAACAGAACATGGTTTTTCTTGGGGAATTAATACAGTAATAAAATCTTTAGCACCAATAGCTAGTTATGATCTTACTGCCAATGGTGGAACATTTATTATAGACAGGTGGGAAAGCATATACCCACAACCTACATCACAAGAAATAAGAGATGAATACATTAGACAACAAACTATTGCAGAATGTATAGAATACTTTAATAAGATTAAATGATTATATTTATATTAGGAATAATACTTGGTTTGTATCTTGAATGGAAGCTTGAGATTGCCAAATATATTATTGAATCAGTTAAAGAACATTTAAACATAAAATAGTATTGTAATTTTATTGCAACGCACCATATATCTTACATGGTATATACGACTGAAGAAAATAACTTTTACTCAAAGGAGAACTCAATGTTAAACTACTCTGACATTAAGAACTACTGGTCTAAATTCTACGCAGATGCTTTTGAAGATGTTAAAAGCTTTTGGAAGAACTACGCAGACACAGTAGAAAAATTCTACAAAAAATAACTTTATTAAAACACAATAGTTTGATATTAGTGCATAAAATTTAATGTGCATTTTCAAACTTTGGATTGGTGGGTGTGTCTTGCTAAAGTCTTGCAAATGCGAAAAAGACAATGGCAAGAACTCACAACGAAGAACTTATATCTCTAAGGGGACATATAACAGGAATTA